GATCAGCCCTGGGGCGGGCAACCGCTCGACTTTCCTGAGCCTCGCGTACCTGGGGCCTTGACGGGTGCGCGTGACGACGCGCGACGCCCGCACAGTGGCGGGCCATGAAAGTGCAGATGGAACACGTCGTCCAAGGGGCTGGCCTGAAGGCCAGCGTGACCGGCGGCGCCGTGGCCGTGTTGAGCGGCCTGTCCAGCGAATGGGTGATCGGCCTGCTGGGTGTGCTGGTCGGCCTGCTGGGCGTGCTGGTGACCCGGCACTACGCGCGCAAACGCGACCGGCGGGAGGCCCGCGCGCGCGACGCTGCCGCGATCATCATGCTGGAGCGGGAGACCCGCGCAAAGGAGCTGCACCGCGCCCAGCTTGCGTTCTTCCAGCGGCACCAGAGCCCGGCGATGTGCGACAGCATGGACATGGCTGAGGCGCAGGCGCTGGGGATCGACACGGCGGATTGGCCGGACGCCGTGCTGGGGGTGCGCGCGTGAGCACGGGGCGCGTTCTGGTGGCGGCGCTCACGCTGTCGGCGGCGGGCCTGATCGGCATCGCCGTCTCCGAAGGCTGGGAGCCCGTCGCCCGCCCGCCGGTGCCCGGCGACGTGCCCACGGGCGGGTTCGGCAGCACGCGCGGCGAGAGCGGCCCGATGCGGCCGGGCGAGCGGATCGACCCGGTGCGCGGCTTGATCCTGCTGCAGCGGGATGCTTCCGAGGCCGAGCGCATCGTGCGCCGCTGCGCGCCAGTGCCGATGCACCAGCGCGAGTTCGACGCTTTCGTGAGCCTGGCCTACAACGTCGGGCCGGGCAAGGCGGGGGTGAAGGACGGATTCTGCGAACTCAAGCGCGGCGGCCCGTCGACCATCGTGCGCCGCCTGCGGGCCGGCGACTACAAGGGCGCGTGCGATGCGATTTTGAGCTGGGACCGGTTTCAGGGCAAGCCGCTGCGGGGGGCTGACGCTGCGCCGCCAGCGCGAGCACGCGGCCTGCACCACTCCGGCGCGGCGCAGACGCTCAACACGTGGGATGCGTGGTGCTGGGCTGTCTCGCCCACGAACGCAAAGCTGTACCGCAACGGCGCGCAGGTCTATTCGGGCGCGCACAGCGGGCTGGCGAACCCGGCCGGCGTGAGCTTTCGGTGCGCCGTTGGCAACGGCTTGGGCGCCCCTGGCAGCAACACCGGTGGCATCCGCGCGCACATCGACGAGCTGGTCATCGTCAAGGGTTGGGCCGGCGACATTTCTGGGATCACGTCGGAGATCGTTCTGTGAGCTATCTTTTCATGGCCTTCGCGGTTCTCCACGCCGCGCCCGTGCTGCTGCTGATCGCGGCGAAGCTGCTGTCGTCGAGCCCGCGCGGCGCCATCGCTGAGCTGATGGCCCTGGCCGACGTGAGCATCGGTGACCGCGCCGCGGCCGTGACCTGCATCGATCGCGCGCAGGCTGCGGAGCACAAGACGTTCTGGCCCGATGTGACCGCGCCCGTGGTCGTGGCCTACGCGCTGCTGTTCACGCCCCGATCGGCCGACAAGCTGCCCGCCTGGGCGCGCAAGTGGGACAACAACGTCTCGCTCAACGGCGATGGCGAGGCCGTCTACCGCGACGGCCGATGGCTGGACCTGCGCAACGGCGAGGCGGCGCGCCCCGGCGAGCACGTCTACCGCTACGACGACCCGCTGTACGACGGCAAAGCGTACTACTGCAAGCGCTTCCACCCGCGCGGCTTCGTCGCGCGCTGGGTGTGGGTGGGCTGTCGCAACCGCGCGTCCGCGCTGTCGGTGTCGTTGGGCGTGGACGTGAGCGAGCGGCCGGTGTGCATCAGCGGCAGCACCGACATCGGGCGCGCGAAGCCGGGGCACTTTTTGCTCAAGTGCGGCGACACGTACCACTACAAGAGCTTCCGCCACTGGGGCGCGCTGTGCCTGATTCGCAGCTACGGCGCGAAGCTGGAGTACGCGCTGTACCGGCCCGAGGGCCAGTTCGGGCGCGTGCCTCACATCGCCATCGGGCGCAGCTACAAAGGAGGCAAAAAGTGACCGAACCCGTCAAACCCCCGTGCGCGAAGAAGGACGAATTGGGCGCGGTGCACGAGCGTCTGGATCGCGACAAGAAGCGGCTCGACCGGCTCGAGGACGAGCTGACCGAGAACACTCGGCTCACGCAAAAGGTGGTCACGCAGACCGCCGAGCTGATCGCGTTTTTCGACGCGATGAAGGGCGCGTTCAAAGTCCTCAACTGGCTCGGCAAGCTGGCGAAACCCATGGCCGCGATCGCCGCCCTGGGCGTGGCACTCGCCGGCCTGTGGGCGTCGGCCAAGGGGGACCCGCTGCGATGAGCGCCCGCGCCAAATTGATCGCCAAGGTCGGTGCGGGCGCCGCCGCGCTGCTGCTGGCGATGGTGCCTGTGTTCGAGGGCACGATCCTGCGCACCTACCGCGACCCCATCGGCGTGCTCACGAGCTGCGTGGGCCACACCGGCCCGGAGCTGCGCATGGGCCAGCGCTGGACGCCGGAGCAGTGCCAGCAGCAGCTTGCCGCCGACTTGCTGCACCACGCCGGCGCGCTGGACTGCATCACCGCCCCCCTGACCGAGGGGCAGAAGGCCGCGTTCGTCAGCTTCGCTTTCAACGTCGGCAACAAAGCTTTCTGCGGGTCCACGCTGGCCCGCAAGGCCAACGCCGGCGACCTGGCCGGCGCCTGCGCCGAGCTGAGCCGCTGGACGTATGCCGGCGGCCGGCAGTTGCCCGGTCTCATCAAGAGACGGGCAGCAGAAAGGGAGATGTGTGAGTCCTGAATGAGCCCCATCCGCTTCCTTCTCTGCCTCGCCGCGGCCCTGTGGCTGATCGGCCACGTGCCGGCCCGGGCCAGCGGCTTCTACTTGCCGGCGCCCGTCGAGTGGCTGCTGTGGCTGATCGCCACGCCGGCGGGCTGGGCCGTGCTGGGCACCGTGGCCGACGTGAAGACCAGCGCCGACATGATGGGCGAATGGCTGGTGCCGCTGCTGCTGGTCGCCGTGGTCGCGCTATGCGGCTACATCGTCTGGCAGCGCTGCAAGCAACGAGCCCAAGGATGGAGCTAGTCTTGACCGACTTCCTCAAGCCCTCGTTCGTCATCGCCTTCCTGATGCTGCTGGGCGCGGCTGTGCTGTGCTGGCACGGCAAGGTCAGCGAGGCCGGTTACCTGACCGTGACGCTCGCCGTGGGCGCGGGCTTCGGCCTGAGCACGCAGGCGGGGCAGATCGCCAAGGAGCTGCGCAAATGATCGTCGGACTTTTCGTCATGCACTGCGCCGCCTGGTCGCCGGCGTGGGCGTCTCTTTTTCAACCAGCGACCTGGAGAAAATCATGAGCAACGAAAACCAAACCTTCGGTCAGCGCGCGGTCGGTCTGTCGTTCAACCCATCGAACGACGATGCTGTGGCGCAGTGCAAGGCTGAATTCGCTGCTGCCATCGACCGCTTGAACGACTTGCGCAGCACCAGCGCTGACCCCGAAGTTAAGCGCATGGCGAGCGTCGCCATCACCGAAGCTCAGACGGCGCAGATGTGGGCGGTCAAAGCTATCACATGGAAGTCCTGACATACGCATCCTGATCGCCATCGCCATCGCGCTCACGCTGGCCGGCAACGCTTACGCCAGCGGCGCGCCCATCATCGACATCAGCCCGGGAAAGCTGATCAAGCGCTGGCGTGACAGCCACCGCCCTGACCCGCCAGAGCAGCGCGCCCGCATCATGCGCGAAGAACGCGAGTGGGCCGCGTACCAGCGCCGACTGGCCGAGCAGGCGCAGGCACGCAGGGACGCGGAGCAAGCGGCCCGCGCCCAGCGCATGACCGAAGCCTTGGAGCGCGCCCGCGCGCATGGAGTTTGGCAATGACCTGGATCCTCGGACTTCTCGGATGGGGCAGTGCCGCCGCCATCGCCGCCGTTCTGCTGATGGGGCTGGTGGTGCCGCGCCACTGGCTGCTGATCGCTGCCGGTGTTGGGGCTGCTGCGCTGCTGGCCTGGGGTGCCACTGGCTACAACCAGGCGAACGGGCTGCAAAAGAGGCTTGACGAGGAAATCGAGAAGGTGGCCGCCGTCACAGCCGAGCGCGACAAAGCCCGCACCGAGCGCGCCGCCGCTCTCGACGCCGCCGAAACCTGTTCCGCGTCCGTGGCTGCCCTGAAAGACGCCGCCGACAAGCGCGAGAAAGACGCCGCGCCGGCCCGCCAGCAGGCCGCGCGCACCGCCCGCACCAACCAACAGCGCGCCGCCGCGATCCTGGCCGCGCCGCCCAGCGTGCCGGGTGACGATGCGGCGAGTGCTCAGGCGCAGATTGACCAATGGCTGAAGGAGCGCAACCCATGACCGCTACGCCAAAAGTAGCTCTTGCTACGCGCCATGTAGCCGTGCTGGCCGCTGCGCTGCTGGCCGGCTGCGCCACGCCGCCAGAGCCAAAGATCGACGTTCGCACCGTCAAAGTCGCCGTTCCGGTGCCGTGCCGTGAGCCGGTGCCCGACAAGCCAGCTTTCCCGATGGATGGCTTGCGGCCCGGCACCTCGCTGAATCAGTTCGTGTCGGCAGCGCTGGCGGAAAGGCTGGTTCGGGATGGGTATGAACTGCAGCTTGTGACAGCGCTGCGGGCGTGTACTCGCCCCTGAGCCTCTTCCGCCTGCTCGCGACGTTGCTACCGAACTGCTACGAAACGGCAATGCACAGAGGGCAATCCACCCATTGAGTCAGGCGGTGGGCGCGGATGGCGGTGCGGTGGGGCGGGGGCCCAGCAGGTCGGCATAGTTGTGCAGTACGGCGCGCAGGGCGGCGATGGTGTTCAGGGCGCCGTCTGCTGGCGGCTGTGCTGCAGTGGAGAGTGCCCAGTCACGAAGCTCCCGTAACTGATCCGTCAACTCCCCTCCCTCGTCAGAAAGATGGGCGGTGTCGCGGAGGCTTGAAATAACGCATTGCAGCGCGCTTATGCCTGGGACGGTGTTGGTGGTCATGATGGCTTCCTTGTTCCCTTGATTGCTCCCTTGGCGGTGTTGAGCACGTTCTCGTAGGCGTACTCGGTCGCCTCATCCGGCGGCAGTCCGTAAACCCGTCCACTTTTCGTCTCCAATTCTCTCGGCGGCATGTACTTTGAGATGGTGTGTAAGGCTCGCCAGAAACGGTCGCGCTCCTCCAGCAGCTTCCGAAGGGCAGCGGGCGACATAGGCTTGGTGTCGGTGGTCATGCTGCATCCAACTCGCCGCGCAGGGCGTCGGTGGCGCAGCGGACAATGGCCCGGCAAAGCTGCTCGAACTGAGACTGGCTGTACAACTTTGCGGCCTTCTTCGTCGCCAGCGGCTCGATACCGAATTCGGCCAGGCCGGCCGCGCTCAAGCTGATCGGGCTCAGGCGCTCGTTGATGGCGCCCAAGGTCAACTCGGGCGTGTCATCGGATGCACTTCCAACTGCCACAACGGGAGCAATGCCAGCGGCCACAGGCGCGGCAATGGTCGGGGCAGGTGCAAGGGGCTTTCCCGGGGCGGCATCTTTTTCTCGTTCTATCGCTTCCAGCGCGCGCGTTACGGCTGGCTTGGCGGCTTCGGCCAGGATTCGCTCGCGTCGGGCTGCTGCTTCGCGCTCGGCCGCTTCCGCCTGGGCCTTCTGCTGTTCCTCGGCCCGGATGCGCGCCCGCTCAGCTTCGGCCTTGGCCTCGGCTGCGGCCTGGGCTTTGCGTTCTTCCTCTTGTCGGATGCGCTCGCGCTCGGCCTCGATGCGCTGGCGCTCTTTCTCCATGCGGTCGGCCTCGGCCTGCTTGTGCTGGCTGATGCGCATGTGGGCCAGGGCTGCGAAGTCCTCGGCGCTCTTGGTGCCAACGGTGGCGTAATCGGGGAACAGGAAACCCCAATCGTGGCCGTCGGCGCGCAGGCTATCGCGGTTCGTGTGCATCCGCAAGGCCATTTCCGTGGCAGCCGCCTTCTGTTGTATCAACTCGGCGGTGACTTTCTCGGTCATGTTGTCGAGAGACTTCAGCCCCTTGACGCAGTGACCAAAGCACCCAGACATCGGCGCTCGGATGCTTCCTGCCTGTTTTGCGCCGAGTTTCAGGTTCAGATCGGCGATGTGATTGGCGAGATCAAGCTCGGCATACTTGGTGATGGCCAGCTTGCGGGCGTCTTTCTCGGCCTTGACCAGCTTGTCCAGGTCGAGCCGCGTGCGGCGCAGCTCGGCGGCCACGTCGTCGATGACTCGGAACGCATGCTCGATGCTCTCGGTCTGGGCGAGCGCCGCGTCCTTGGCCGCCTTCAGGCGGGCCTCGGCATCAGCGCACCACTTCACGGTCTTCTCCGCGTCTGCGAAGTCGGCATCTGTCACCAGGTTGCGATTGATCGCACCGATGACTGCCAGGGCATGCTCGCGGAACTCGGTGAGGTTGCTGGCCGTGACGGCGCCTGTGACCTCAAGCCGCAGGGCGGGCAGGGTTTCGGGGGCGTGCCCAATCGGGGCCTGGGCGACTGGCTCCGGCGTCCAGGCTGCCACGTCCTTGTCGTACTGCTCCCAGCCGGCGCGCAGTGCGGCTTCATCTTCCGGCGCCAGGTGGACAGTCAGCCATTCCCACTTGTCGCGCGTGCCATCGGTGACGATGAACATGCAAGCGTCTGCGCCAGACACCACGAGCTGCTGCACCACTTGCCAGCGGTCTGCATCCGGTACGCGGCCGTCGCGCACGTCGGCGGCCTTGCTTTCGTTCCAGCTCTTGATTTCGACGATGGTGGATTCGTCCATCGTGATCCCGTCCAGGCTGGCCGACAGATAACCATCGTCTGACATGCCGATGACTGGGAACAGTTCCTGTCCAAGCATTGCCTCGGCAATCGCGCGGGCCTGCGCCTCGATTTCGTGGCCGCGATCAAACCGCGCTTGCGTTGCCGCGTCCACGTCGGGCTTGATACCCGTGGCGCGCTCTTGCAGCAGTTGGGCGCGGGTCTTGTAGGGCGAGCAGGCCATCATGGCGCTGGCGTCGCTGGCGTTGCGCGCGGTTGCCCGGTGCTGGTGCCATTCCTGGGTGTTTTGGGTGAGTTGTAGGATTTTCAAAGCGTCGCTCCTTCTTCAACGACTTCGCCGGTCTCGGCGTCAAGCGTTGTCGGCTCGGCGGCCGGCATCAACTCCATGACGCGCTCGCGCAGCTCGGCGCGCTGTTCTTCGGTTATGGCGCCCTTGGCGGACACCATCGCAACGAGGCGTTCCTCGGTCATCTTTCCGCTGGAAATGGTCTTTGCCCATGCATCGACGTTCTTCTCGAAAGCGTCTTCGGGGTAGTGCGCTGGCGGCGCGGGCGGAACGACCTCGGCAGGCCCCATGTGCTTGGATTCGACAGGTGCGTCGCGGGCGGCGGTGGTGTCTTGGGCTTCTTCAGCGACCATCATTCCGCCGATGGCTGCCGGGTACACCGCCCGGACACCTTCGGCAATGCAGCGGGCGCGCAGCATGGCGCGCGGGTAGTTCTTCCAGTTGTCTTTGGAAGACAGGTGCGCGCGCTGGGCCTGCTCAAATGTCCATGTGATGCGCAGCGATCCGCCTTTGGGGTGGGCAAAAGTGGCATCGGCGATTTGGTCGGTTAGTTCGTGCCATTGCACGCTGCCGCCCATTTGCTGGAACCGGGCCATGACGCTGTGCGTCTTGCGGCAGGCTTTGCCCTGGATGATGTCGTAATCATGCGTGATGGTGGCCGGGTGCATGTTCTCGGACTGCGCGACCAGCATCAGGGCAAGCGCCTGCTCGGGGGTTTTCATCCCGAACAAGCCGGATTTGGCGACTGCGACGGCCATGGTCTGCAAGTCGCTCAGTTGGTAGGTGGCGAGGTCGTTGCTCATGATGTTTCCTTGGTCATTTGTGCCCACTGGCCGCCATCAGCGCCAGCGCCTGGGCTTGGTGGATTTCGGCGCGCGCCTGAATCGGTGCTTCCTGCAGGACGGCCGCGGTGTCTGCTGCCGCTTCGGTTTCGCTTGGGCCGGGCATGAAAACCACGCCCAGCACGAACGCCAGCACGCACAGCAGCAGGGTGAGCCAGACGGCCCAGTGTTCGGCGCGGGCGGTCATGTCGCGCCCCACAGCAGGGCCGCCGCAGCGCCCAGGATCAGCACGGCCAGCACGTAGAGCGCGCGGCTGCCGATGACGTGTGCGGGCCGCGCGCAGCGCTCAATGGCGTAGGCGTCGCGGATGCGCTTTTGGCGCGCCGTCTCGCGGCTCATGCTGGCGAAGCGGGCGGGCTCGGTGGTGCAGTCGATCATGTGGCCTCCGTGCGCTTTTCGGCGTAGCGCGGATAGATGAATCTGCGGAAGGGGCGGACACGTAACACTCCGTTCCGGCGGTTGCGGCCGACATTGCCGCCCTCGAACTCGGCCGCCCACGCGTAGCTCCCGGAGTAGGGGGTGCTGGTCCAGTACCAGCTTTCCTTGCCGAAGGTGTCATGCAGGTTCGCCGCGCCCAGCAGCAGTTCGCGGCGTGCCGGGAGGTAGAAGTCGCTGTGCTCGTCGCGGGTGTATTCGGTGGCCAGCTTGGCGGCGGGGCACTCGTTGCGCAGGCGCTGGGTGTTGGCCAGTCCGTCCCAGTCGGACAGATCGAGTTCGCCGTCTGGTTCCCAGCGAGCGCGGCCCACGTCTACCTCGGTGGCGACGATCATGCCGTAGATGGAGCCGCCACCGGCGCGAAAGTCGCCCCCGTAGACGCCGCCCTGGCCTTGCCAGTATTCGCCGATCTGCGGACGGCCAGCGATGGCCTGGGCCGCTACGGGCGCGGGTTCATCCTGCTCGCTGCCGCGCAGCAATGCGGCGATGAATGCGCTGGCCAGGGCGGGCGGCGCGGCATTGAAATTGAAGGTTGGGGTGTTGAGGGTGATGTGCATGAGGTGCTCCGGTTGGGGGAAAGAAAAAGCCCTCACGGGGAGGGCTGGTAGGGCCTGCCGGTCTTGCTCTTGCTGCGCGGCGCTCATGCCGGAACTCCGGCGCGGCGGGCCAGTTCGTCAAGCGCGGCGATGCGCGCCTGCGGGTTGACCGCCAGCCCCATCGCCAGCGCCAGCAGCTCGGGCGTGGCGATGTGCTGCGCGTTCAGGTAGTCGATTTCGAGCGCGCGGGCGTCGTATGAATAGCCTTTGTGCTTGTAGGCGGTGCGGCCGATGCACTGGCTGAACAGCCGGTCAGCGATGGTGTCCACGTCGCACAGCGCGAGTTAGGTGTCACGCCCAGCGCAGCGTGGATTGCAAGCCTCGCTCGCACAACGTCCTGCCTGGGGATAACCGCAGCATCGCTCAAGTATGCCAAGTCTCGATCAAACGCCATTTGTAATGCTTCCAGCAGCAGCGGTGCTGCGGCAATCAATTTCCCGTCTGCAATTTGGTTCATGTAGTGCGGCGTTACTTCCGCCACAGTCGCTCCGTTTTTGACATGCACCTGATTTGTTTCCTTGTGGTATAGCCACGGGCCAGGGGTGTGTTTCGCGTCCATTTAGTCCTCATTTGTCTAACCAATCAATCAACCGGACGCTTGCGCGCCGGTTATCTCAGGCGTTCGCGCGGGTCTTGTTCGGGCTCGTCGCTGTAGCGGGGCAGTGACGGGCCGGTGCCGGTGGGTGTGCCGGCCCATGCGAGGGCGGCGGTCATGACGACACCTGCTGCTGCAGCGCGGCCTGCTCGCGCAGATCGGCCAGCGCCGCCTCATTGCTTTCGAAGAAGTGAGGCACCCGTCCGACGCTGGCGAGGTAGATCATCCGGCCCGCTTGATGAGGGCCGTATTTCCGCTCCAGCGCTTGGCCTTGCTCGCCGGCCAGTGTGATCGCCCAGCCGGAGCGGCAGTGCGTGGTTTCGCAGGAGTGCCAAGCGCCCATTTCCAGTGAACCGCCAGTCTCGATAGCCCGGAGAATCTTCGCGTCCAGTGCCTCGATCACGGGCACATTAGGATTGCGCTCGCGAAAGCGTGCCGCGCGCTCCGCATAGCGCTCGGCGGCCGGCCGCGTGTCGCGCTGATAGGGTTCGGCTGGGCTTTCGGCGGTGACGCCTGTCGGCAGGTTCCTGGCGCCCGCGAGATCGGCGCCCGCGAGGTAGGCGTCCGCGAGGTTGGCGCCCGCGAGGTCGGCGTCCGCGAGGTTGGCGCGCGCGAGGTAGGCGCCCGCGAGGTAGGCGCCCGCGAGGTTGGCGCGCGCGAGGTAGGCGCCCGCGAGGTAGGCGCCCGCGAGGTTGGCGCCCGCGAGGTCGGCGTCCGCGAGGTAGGCGCCCGCGAGGTCGGCGCGCGCGAGGTTGGCGCCCGCGAGGTAGGCGCCCGCGAGGTTGGCGCGCGCCTTGGCCGCAGCCTCCAGCGCCTGGCGCATCGCTGTACCGCTGGTCTGCTGCTCAGCGGTGGGCTGGAACTCGAACAGCACCGCACCCGTGATGCGGTGCTTGATGACGATCTTGGCCGGTGCGGCCGTGGGGGCTTCTTGCATGGACTCTCCTTTGGGGCGCCACGCGTGGCGCCGTGGGCGAAAAAAAGCCCGCGAGGTGCGGGCCGTGGTGAAGAAAGAAGCCGCTGCCCCAGGGGGCGTGCCGGGGGAAAGCTTTGGAGGAGGAGGGAGGAGGAGACTCCCCGGCGGCGGCTGGAAAATGGTGGGGCGGCGCGTCTTTCTCAGACTGGCGCGCGGCGGTTCCTGCATGCCGGAAACCCGTGCTCGTGGCCTTGTCGGGGTTTACGTGCTCGGCACCACCCTTCACAACTGGCCGCAGGATCAATCCGCGCGGCATTGCCGCCCCGGAAAATGGTGAGCGCACAGGCATGGCCTGCTGATCTGATGCCCCGCGTGAGCAGGGCTGTGCGGCTCGCGGGCCGGACGATGCCGACCACTTCCCGCTGCCGGGCTGGCCCCAGCTTTGCTGATGAATATCAGCGCCCTTGCCGCGCTTGTTGCCGTGTCAGACGGCCCGCGCGGATTGGTCACATTGCTGTTCTTGGCAGTGCCCGCCTCACCACCGTCTCACGCCCGGTGGCCGCGCCCACTACCCATTGAAGGGCTGCCATCTGTCAAGGAATGCTTGACAGTTGATCCGCAGGACTCGCTGTGTTAAGGAGCTTCGGGCTCGGCGCGATCGCTTGGCCCGGTGCCGGTTTGTGTGCGGCATGGGGTGTAGTCTAGCAAAAAGACAGTGAACGTCAAGCAAAACGACAGAATTCATTGTAAGTATTTACCCTAGCCCGTCGCCCAGGCGCAAAAAAACCGCCCCAAAGGCGATTGGTTGGCGATGTTGATGGCCTACTTGACAGAGCCTAGCGTTTCGATAGAATCGATGGCATGGAAATCACCATCACCCCGGCGCGCCGACGCAAGTTGGCAGCCGACATTGGGGTTCATGAGCAGTACCTGTATCAGTGCCTTACTGCCAGGCGCGACATGAACCCGGCCGAGGCACGCCGCGCTGAAGTCACCACCTGCGGCGAGCTGACGCGCCAGATGCTTTGCCAGCGCACCTGGCGCGACATCTGGCCCGAGCTGGCCGAACCCGAGCGCGTGGCCTGAATGAAGCCCGTCACCACCCTCGAAGAGCTGGACGCGCTCGATAGCGACCTGATGCCAAACGATGCTGACCTGGCCGACCAGGAGCGCGAGCTGCGCATTCAGGCGCATGGCTTGCTGGTGCCCCCGTGGACTGACGCCGAAATAAACCGCTTCTTGTTGCGAGTCGGACTGTTCGATCGGCGCGGCCTGAGCGCGGACGCTGCCGAGATGATGGCTGCACGCTGCTTGAACCGCGACCGCGACATGGATGACCGGCGCGCATGCATCGAGTGCGCGCACCGGCAAGGCTCGGGCTTTTGCGCGGCCACCAAGTTGCCGGTTTTCCCAACTGAAATCTTTCACCGCTGCCACCGGTTCGGGTGGCAGGTACCACGTCATCAAGGACAAGAATGAGCACTCAGTTGATCAAGTACGAGGCGGCCTGCCGCGCTTTGGCCGAATGCAAGTCGGTCGATGAAGTGAAGGCATGGGCCGACAAGGCGGCGGCCATGCAAGCCTATGGACGCATGGCGAAGGACAAAACGCTCGAAGTGGATGCGGCAGAAATCCGCATTCGCGCCGAGCGCCGGCTCGGGGAAATGATTTCTGCGCAGAAGTCCGACGGCGGGCTGAACAAGGGCAAATTGAAGCAAGGCCCCGTCCTCGTGTCAAACGAGGGCGGGAAACGGGCGCCGAAACTGGCTGATGTTGGCATCGGTTACGACCTGTCAAGCCGCGCCCAAAAGCTGGCCGCCGTGCCGGAGGCCGAGTTTGAGGCAGAACTTGCTGCCAAGCGCGAGCGCGACCAAAAGGAAGGCGCTCGCGTCTCCGCGAAGCTAGAAAAGGCTGGTGAGCGCGAGCTGGCGAAGGCCAAACAACCGAGCGTCAAAGAACCCGACAGCGCTGCCGACACTGGTCAATCTCTGGATGAGTTGATCGCTGAAATCCAAAAAGAAAACGAGCAGCTTCACGCCCAGCTCAAAGCGATGGAGGCTGAGGACACCAAGGCCGAGCTGCGCAAGGCGCTGCTCCAGCGTGATCACGCCATCCGCCAGCAGTCCGAGGCCATGGATCGGGCGGCCAGGGAGCACAAGGCGCACGCCTTCAAGCACCGGCAACTGATGCGCTGCGGCAAGGCGGTGGGCGAAGACGATCCCGACAAGATCGCGGCGGCGGTCGAGGCGTTTGCGCGCCAACGGAGGGTGGCATGACAAGCGTTGAGCTGCGCGACTATCAGGCGCGCGCTTTTGAGCAGGCTCGCGAGGCTATCCGCTCGGGCGCCAAGACGGTGCTCATCAATGCCCCCACCGGCAGCGGGAAGACCGTGCTGGCGTCGGCGTTGATGGAGATGGCGCAACGCAAGGGCAGCCGGGCAAACTTTGTCGTGGATCGGCTGTCGCTGGTGAACCAGACAAGCGCCACGTTTGCGCGATACGGGCTGGAGCATGGTGTGATTCAGTCGCAGCACCCGAACTATCGTCCAAGTCTGCCAATCCAGATTTGCAGCGTTCAGACCATTTCCAAGCGTGGCTGGCCAGAGTCGGATGTGGACATCTTCGATGAGGCCCATGTGCTGCACATGGCGCACAAGGCGCGCATCCAGCAGCGGCGCGCAGCCGGTGGGGTTGTCATTGGCCTGACTGCCACGCCTTTCACGAAGGGGCTTGGGACGCAATTCGACGCGGTGGTGAATGTGACCACGACGCGGAAGCTGATCGACGATGGTTGGCTGGCACCGTACCGCATCTTTTCGTGCGCAGAGCCAGACATGGCTGGCGTGACGGTGAAATCCACGGGCGAGTGGGACGAAAAGGAAGCCAGCGGCAAAGCGCTGGAAGTGGTGGGAGACGTGGTTGCCGAGTACCTCAAGCATGGCGAAGGCCGCAAGTTCATCTGCTCTGCTGTGGATACGGCGCACGTCGAGGAATTGCAACGCCAGTTCCTGGCGGCAGGGGTCAACGCGGCCACATACACGTACAAGGACCGCGAAGAAGATCGCACCGACACGGTGCTTGAGTTTGGCAAGCCTGACAGCGCGATCCGAGGGTTGATCACGGTCACGGCAGCGTCGCGTGGCTTTGACGTGCCGGATGTGTCTTGCGTCATCATGGCCCGTCCGCTCCGAAAATCGCTGGCGGAGCACATCCAGTTGTTCGGGCGCGGCCTGCGCATCAGCCCGGAAACCGGGAAGACGGACTGTATGGTGCTGTGCCACTCCGGCAACTGTGCGCGCTTTTTCGATGAGTGCGAGTCCTTCTTTGACTTTGGCGCGGGCGAGTTGGATGACGGAAAGAAGCGCGAGAAGCCCAAGCCGAAGGAGAAGAAGGAGCTGGAGCCAGTGAAGTGCCCGCAGTGCCGCGCCCTGCACAAACCCATGCCTGCGTGCCCGTGCTGTGGCCATGAATATCCGGCCCGGCAATCTGTTCAGCATGTGCCTGGCACGCTCAAAGAGCTGGTTGCAGGCGGTAAACGCAAGGAGTTGTCCGCGTCGCTGTGGCCGCAAGTCTGCGGGTACGTTCTGGAGCGCCGGGAAGGTGACGCTGCAAGAAGGCAGGCGCTGGCGATCTACAAGGACATGACGGGCGGTTGGCCGATTGGAGATTTCGATCCGGCACTGGCCGTTGCTCCGACCAATGAGGTGCGCAACCGCATCCGCTCGCAGCAAATCCGTTTTGCGCATCGTCGCCAGCCAGCGGTGGCTGCGGCATGAGCACGTTCGAGCAAGCCATGCAAGCATCCGGCCTGATCCCCGGCGCCATCGTGGCGGATGGGAAGTGGCGCAGGTGCAAAACCACTGATAAACCGAAGCGCCGGAATGGCGCCTACGTTTTGCATGCTGATGGCCGTGGTTACTTTCGTAATTGGGCCACTGGCCATGCCGTCAATTCATGGGGTGCTGACGCTGCACAAGTGCGCGTGCCAACGGCTGCTGAACTGGCCTCCCGCGAACTACGCAAGCGGCAGGAGCGTGAGTACCGTTTGCGCGCCATCCGGGCCGCCCGCGAGCAGTGGGCTCAGGCTAGCTCTCCCCGTGCGCTGCACCCGTATCTGGAGCGCAAGGGCCTGTCTTCTGTTGGCACCAACGGCCTGCGGGTGCGCGGCGATGCGCTGCTGGTGCCGGTGTTCTGGCGCGACCGTTTGATGAGCATTCAAAGCATCACGCCAGACGGGCAAAAGCGATTTTGGACGGGCGCGCCGGTCAAGGGCGGCGCTTTCATCATTGACCGTCCGCGTGCCGCTCTGACGGCGGTATGCGAGGGGTTGGCGACTGGCCTGGCCGTCTTCCAGTCTCTGCGCATGGCGCGGGTCATTGTGGCCTTTGACGCCGGGAATCTGATTCACGCTGTTGACCAGTTGCGCCCGGCGGGGAGCGTGGTGATCTGCGCCGACAACGACCACGCCACCCAAGCCAAGCGAGGCATGAACCCTGGTATCGAGAAGGCCGCCAATGCCGCTGAATTGATCGGTGCAGGGGTGGCGTGGCCGGAAGGGATTGAGGGCTCAGATTGGGCCGATTTTTTGATGGAGCTTGGCGAAGGCGCCGCGAGAAAGATGGAGCGGCTGATTCAGGCGAAGGCGCGGTATGTGACCTGAGGAACTTGGCGTTTCTCCCGCGCAAATGCAACTGGGCTTACATCGGCCAACAGGAGAAGAAAGATGGTGGCAGCGACTCCACTTAAAAAAACGTTACCGGTAAGCCGAACAGGCAAGGGTGCAATTCCCGACGAATCCGGCAGGGGCCTATTGAAGCAACACCTGAGGGATGCAGCGAATGACCGAAATACCCGCGCTGGATCTGGTTGCTGACCGCAAGGTGGTGAAAAACCACCCGGTGGAACTCCCTCCGATCCCCACGCTGTGGGGTAGGGGGCCACTGGGTGAATTACTGAGTTTCTTGAGGTAGCTGTGATGAGTATTGAACTGACACTGCGGTGGCCGCCAACTGCGCTTAGCCCGAATGCACGCCAGCACTGGGCCAAGCTGGCGCGGGCCAAGAAAGCCTATCGTCTGGCGTGCGCGTGGCAGGCCAAGGCCAGCCAGCAGTACCTTGGCAGCGATGGCGACGTTCCTGTCGCGCTGTATCGAGCATCGGGGGTGTTTTGATGCGGTTTGACGCCATCGCCTACCACGGCTATCCGGGCGGGCGCCCGGTTGGTTCGGTTCGCGCCGTAGAGCAAGGAGAGCCGGTTTGAGCCGCATCAAACTATCCAGCGAGCAAATCCTCGCCGCCCTGTCCGCCGGCCCCAAGACGATCACCGAGCTGGCGGGCGGCTCGCTCGCCTACAGCGTCCGCCGCCCGATCCGCGCGGCCATCGATGCGATGCTGGCGGCGGGCCAGGTGCGGGTCGTTGCGCTGGGCCGCGCGCGCTGCTTTGTGGCCGCCGAATGGCGGGTGACCGATGCATGGTTGGTCGAGTATTTCGGCCGCAGCATGCGCCGCGAAGGATCGCACCTGGTATGGGAGGGCTCTTGGGATCAGTGGCACCGCGCCGTGCTGCGCATCGACGGCGGGCGCTACGACGTGCGGCGCGAGCTGTACCGCATCCGCACCGGCAAAACGCTGGGTAAGCGAGACACCGTGCGGGCCAAGTGCGAGCACGAAACCTGCATGGCGCCGGCCTGCCAGGTAGTGCACAAGGCCAAGGGCAGCAATGGGCCAAAACACAGCGTTGCCACCAAGGCCAAGCTGGCTGCAGCCAAGCGCGATCGGTCGAAATACGGTTCCGATTTGGTGGCGCAGGTGAAGGCCAGCACGAAGAGCTACAAGCAAATCGCGCGCGAAACGGGAATGAAGCTGTCCACGGTAGGCGCGATCAAGGGCGGGCGTCTGTGGAAGGACTACAGCAGCCCATGGGCCGGATTGTGGGCGCGATGAGTCTCGAAGAGCAACGCCACAGATGCGAAGTGCGCGAGCTTATCCGCGCGGCGAAAGACCCGCAGCATGGCCGCGCCTGGGTGCGCGCCTACCTGGGCGACAAGCGGGTCGATGGGCGCCGGGAGCGGCTGCGGGCCGATTTGAATGAGCAGTTATCGCGTGGCAATACTGGGGAGGATGGCGAATGGCACGACTGAATCGCTCGCGCGAAAACCCGATTGCCCGCGCCGTGGCAAAGCAGCGCATGGGCGCCCTGCTGCGCGACATCGCCATCAAGGCGCACCTGACGGCCGATGGTGCGGTTGACCGGGACTTGCTGGCGAACTTCGTGTTCGTTGTCGGCCTGGGCGCGGAGGTGTCGATGCAACTGCCCGACGTGGAGCGCACCAAGCGCTTGCACGCGGCGCTGCGCACCTTGCTTGCCATGTCGGTTGACGGTGGCAGGTGGCAGGCGGGGCAGACCTCGCGCATGTACGCGCTGGCCAAGGAGGCGCAGACGCTGGCGATTGACCACGTTGGCCTGGGGATGGGCGTGAGCTACGGCGCGTCTGTGCTGTCGCAGCGGGTGAAAGATGGCGTGGCGACGATGGCCGATGTGGTTGGGGTGGAGATTTACGCATGATCGTGATGGGCATAGACCCCGGCCAAGCCACCGGCACGGCGCTGTACCGCGATGGCGCGCTACGGGCACTGCGCACAGTGGCGCCGGTCGAGATTCAGGCGCTGATCCGGGAGGTGGTGCCAGACATGGTGGTGTTCGAGGACAGCCGCCTGCAGTCCCGGATCTGGGGCGCTCGCGTCAAAACGACGCTGGGCGCCAAGCTCGCCACGGCGCGCAGCCTGGGCCAGGTGGACGCCTGGTGCAGCTTGATCGTGGAGCTGTGCGACGAGCTGCGAATTTCAGCGCACGGCATCAGCCCCAAAGACAAGGGGCCGAAGTTGGACGCTGCGGCGTTCCGTGCGGTCACGGGCTGGGATGAGGCCAGCAACCAGCACTGTCGTGACGCGGCGATGGTCGCTTGGCCGTACCGGAGGGCTCATGGCTGATCGCATCACCCTGCGTCTGTGGGACGCCCAGCAGGCCCGCCAGCCATTCGAGAACGCTTGGAAGGCGGCCAAGTCGCTGCTTATCGCAGGCCATCGGCTGGTTCTGGAGGTGCGGCCCGAGACGCGCTCCGACAAGCAGAACCGCCTGCTGCACGCCATGTTGGGCGACATCGCTGCGCAGCTCGAATGGGCCGGCGCGCGACGCGATCCGGAGGTATGGAAGCGCCTGCTCACGGCTGCGTGGCTTCGGGCGCGCGGTGAGTCGGTGGAGATTCTGCCGGCGCTGGACGGCCACGGGGTTGATGTGGTGTTCCGTCGCACCTCGAAGCTGACGCGGGCCGAATGCGCGGAGCTGTGCGATTTCATCGCGGCCTGGGCCGTGGATCGCGGCGTGGAGTTCAGGGACGCGCAGCAGTGGCAGGTGGACCCGGAGACGGGGGAAATCGCATGCTGAACAGAATCGCCCCCAAAGACCGCGAACGCCTGGCCAGGGTCAAGGCGTGCCCGTGCAGCGTGTGCGGCGCGCCTGGCCCCAGCGAGGCCCACCACATCCGCCAGCACGAGCAGTACCTGTGCGTCGCCCTGTGCGCGGATTGCCATCGCGGCAGCCTGCTGGGTCTGCATGGGCAGCGCCGGGCCTGGACGCTGCGCAAGATGGACGAATGGGACGCGCTGGCGGTGACGCTGCGCAATCTGGAGAAGCTGTGAAAGAAGCAGTTCGGATCAACGAATGCGGGCGCCGGATCGGCGAGAGCCACCACCGGGCGGTGCTGACCGATGCGGAAGTGGCGAGGCTGCTGGATGACCGCGAGGCGGGCATGTCCCTGGCTGCGCTGGCGCGCAAGTGGCGGATCAGCAAGTCGGGCGTGAAGGGGATCGTGGATGGCTCCCGGCGCGGCCAGGTGGGGCCGACCGTCAATCGGCCGCCATCGCAGCGGGAGCGCGTGCGGGCGTGGGTGAGCCTGACACTGGCCGAGCGGTCCAAGCTGCGCAGGCTGGGCGGCTCGAAGTTTGTGCGCCGCGCGCTGGAGGCGATTCGTTGATGCGCACCATGGCTCACTCGGGGGGGTTTGCAAATCTGATGCGCACCCGGTTGCATTTGATGCGTACAGGTGTGCGCGTGATCTCTGCGCGCGCTGGTGAAATAGCAACATGACGCTGACCCCGAAGCAGGAGCGATTTGTCGCGGAATACATGGTGGACCTGAATGCCGAGCAGGCCGCCCTGCGTGCGGGCTACAGCGCGACTACTGCGCGGCGCGGCGTGCTCCTGAGCGATCCTCGCGTGCAGCGCGCGATGGCAGAGGGCCTGAAGGCGCGGGCCGATCGCACCCAGATCAACGCGGACTGGGTGCTCCGGCGTCTTGCAGCCATGGCTGATGCGGACATGGCCGACCTGTGCGGCCCTGACGGCGGCATGCTCACGGTCGATCGGTGGCCCGAGGTGTGGCGGCGCGGCCTGGTGGCTGGCGTCGAGTTCGCCGAGGAGGTGGGGCAGGATGGCGAGGCGGGGGCAACCTTGCGCAAGGTGAAGCTGGCTGACCGGCTGAAGGTGCTGGAGCTGATCGGCCGGCACGTGGATGTGGGCGCGTGGCGCGACAAGGTGGATGTGAACGTCACGTCCACGCTGGCGGACCGTCTTGCAAGGGCGCGAGCGCGTGGCGGCTGATGTGGATCAGGAGGTCATCGACCTGGCGGCGGGCTGCGACAAAGACCCGCTGCGCTGGGCACTCATGGCCTACGACTGGGGCGCGGGTGAGCTTGCAGACTACGACGGGCCGCGTCGATGGCAGCGGGAAGCACTGGACGAGATAGGCCAGGCGCTGCGCGATCCTGCCCGGCGCTTCAATCCGATACTTATCGCGCGCGCATCAGGACATGGTATCGGCAAATCGGCATTTATCGGCATGCTGACCAACTGGTCATTAAGCACCTGCGAGGATTGCAAGGTGGTGATCACGGCCAACACCGACACGCAGTTGCGCACGAAGACCTCGCCCGAAGTGGGCAAGTGGCAGCGGCTTTCGCTCACGTCGCCCTGGTTCGACGTGAACGCCACCAGCATTGCGTCGCGTGATGCGGCGCATGCGAAGAACTGGCGCGCGGACTTCGTGCCCTGGAGCGAGCACAACACCGAGGCGTTCGCCGGCCTGCACAACAAGGGCAAGCGCATCGTGCTGGTGTTCGACGAGGCGTCGGCCATCGCGGACAAGGTGTGGGAGGTGGCCGAGGGTGCGCTGACCGATGAGGGGACGGAGATCATCTGGGTGGCGTTCGGCAACCCCACGCGCAACACGGGCCGCTTCCGCGAGTGCTTCCGGCGCTACCGCCATCGCTGGCTGGGCCGGCAGATCGACAGCCGCTGCGTGGAGGGCACGAACAAGGAGCAGATGGCCAAGTGGGCGGCGGACTACGGCGAGGACAGCGACTTTTTCAAGGTGCGGGTGCGCGGCATGTTCCCCAGCATGTCCAGCCGGCAGTTCATCGGCGAGGCGGACGTGACGGCGGCCTATGGCCGGCACCTGGCCGAGGGCCAGTACGCGTTCGCCCCTGTGATCCTGACCGTCGATCCGGCCTGGGAGGGCGACGACGAGCTGGTGATCGGCATGCGCCAGGGGCTGATGTTCCAAGTCCTGCACCGCATGGCCAAGAACGACAACGACCTGGTGGTGGCGCAGATCGTGGCCCGGCTAGAGGATGAGCACAAGGCGGATGCGGTGTTCGTCGATGCCGGTTTTGGGACGGGCATCGTCTCCGCTGGCCGGGCCATGGGGCGCGGCTGGGTGCTGGTGTGGTTTGCCTCGGCCTCCGGCGACGTGGGTTGTCTGAACAAGCGCGCCGAGATTTGGAAGGCCATGCGCGACTGGCTGAAGGAGGGCGGCGCCATCCCCGAAGACCCGATGCTGCGCGACGAATTGCAGGCGCCCGAGATCGTGCCGCGCCTGGACGGCAAGCTGCAGCTTGAGTCCAAGAAGGAGATGAAGGCGCGCGGCGTGCCGTCGCCGAACCGGGCGGATGCGCTGGCGCTGTCGTTCGCCTTCCCGGTGCAGCAGCTCACCGCCGGGGAGCGGGCAGCGCGCGAGCTTGGGATTGAATCCAGGCTCAAGGGCTTCGACTACGACCCCTTCGCCTGAGCGGTGCGCGTGACGCGGCGCGCACGCAGCACCATGCGGGGCATGCACATCCGCCCCGCGACAGACGATGACCTGGATGCCTTGGTAGCCCTTGGTCATCGCTTCTTTGCCTTCTCCCGCTTTGCTGATTTCGTGAAGTTCGATGCCAGCGCGGCGCGAGCGTCGCTGTCTCGGCTCAAGGAATCAGGCTTGGTGCTTGTTGCAGAGGCAGCAGACGGGCAGATCGCCGGGGGCATCGCCGGCCTGCTGGCCCCTGTCTGGTTCAACCCCAGCGCATGCATGGCTGCCGAGCTGGGCTGGTGGGTGGATGAGGCGTATCGGGGCTCGTCGGCCGGGGTCAAGCTGGCCAAGGCTTTCGAGCAATGGGCACGGGAGCACGGCGCAGTGGCCGTGAGCATGTCGGATTTGGTAATCAGTGGTGCAACACCAGCGGGTCAGCTCTTCGAGAAGCTGGGCTATCGCGTGGTGGAGCGCTGTCAAGTAAAGGCGGTGTGAAGTGGCGGCATTTTCCTCAATCGCAGCGGCAATCATGGCGGCATCGGCCGTCGTGGGCACGGCCGCATCCATCGACGGCGCGCGGCGCCAGAAGAATCAGGCCAAGGACGCGCAGGAGGCCGCTGCCGCGCAGGCCAAGCAGGCGGCCGAGCAGGCGGCCAAGCAAGCCGAGGACGAGGCCAAGGCGGCGGATCAGGCGTTCAACCGCACCAACCAGAAGAAGCCCGCCGCCGCCAACGCCCTGCCGGGCGGCGGCTCGACCATGCTGACCGGGCCGCAGGGCGTGGATCCGAACGCGCTGACGTTGGGCAAAAGCACGCTGCTGGGCCAGTGATGCTCGACGCCACCGCCCGCACGCGCATCCTGCGCCGCAACGAGGCTCTCAAGTCCGAGCGCTCGTCCTGGGTGCCGCACTGGCAGGAGATCGTGCGCTACATGAAGCCGCGCGCCGGCCAGGCGCTGCAATCGGCGGAGGCGAACCGGGGCGAGCGCAAGGATCAGAGCATCATCGACAACACCGGCGTCCTGGCGCTGTCCACGCTGGGCTCCGGCCTGCACGCGGGCATGACCAGCCCCGGCAATCCGTGGTTCCGGTTGACCACCAGCGACCCCAAGCTGGACGAGTCCGCGTCCGTCAAGCAGTGGCTGCACGACGTGGAAGAGCTGATGCGCATGGTGATGGCGCGCTCCAACACCTACCGGGCGCTGCACACCTGCTACGAGGAGCTGGGCGCCTTCGGCACCTGCGCCACCGTGGTGCAGCCGGACTTCGGCGCCGTGCTGTCGCACCACCCGCTGACGGTGGGCGAGTACACCATCGGCAGCGGCAACGGCCAGACCGTGGACACGCTGTACCGCGAGTTTTCGATGACCGTGGAGCAGATGGTGCGCCGTTTCGGCCACGCCGCATGCTCGCAGGCCGTGCGCCGGCTGCATGACGAGGGCCGGTACGACGCCTGGGTGCCCGTGGTGCACGCCATCGAGCCGCGCCACGACCGCGACACCCGCAAGCGCGACGCGCGCCACATGGCCTGGCGCAGCGTGTACCTGGAGCCCGGCGCCGAGGGCGACAAGGTGCTGAGCGAGAGCGGCTACCAGGAATTCCCGGCGCTGTGCGCGCGCTGGCGCACCTATGGGTCGGACATCTACGGCGCCAGCCCGGCCATGGACGCGCTGGGCGACGTGAAGCAGCTCCAGCAGCAGCAGCGGCGCAAGAGCCAGGCCATCGACTACATGACGCTGCCGCCCCTTCAGGCGCCGACCATGCTGAAGAACCAGCGCGGCAACATGCTGCCCGGCGGCATCACGTTCGTGGACCAGCCCGGCACGCAGCAGGCCGTGCGCAGCCTGTTCGACGTGAGCCTCAACCTCCAGCACCTGCTGCTGGACCTGCAGGACGTGCGCCAGCGCATCAACAGCGCGCTGTTCGTGGACCTGTTCATGATGATCGCGCAGCGCCGCGCCGACGATCCCTCCATGACGGCCACCGAAATCCTGGCGCGCCAGCAGGAGAAGATGCTGATGCTGGGGCCGGTGCTGGAGCGCCTGCACGGCGAGATGCTGTCCCCCCTGGTCGAGGTCACCTTCGCGCGCATGGTCGAGGCCGGCATCGTGCCGCCCGCGCCGCCCGACCTGCAGGGACGGAACCTGAACGTCGAGTTCGTCTCCGCACTGGCCCAGGCCCAGCGCGCCACGGCCACCGGCAGCGTGGATCGCTACGTGATGGCCCTGGGCCAGATCGCCGCCGTCAAGCCCGACGTGCTGGACAAGCTCGACGCCGACCAGTGGGCCGACTACTACGCCGACCGCCTGGGCGTGCCGCCGCAGATCGTGGTGGCCGGCGAGCAGGTGGCGCTGATCCGCCAGCAGCGCGCCCAGCAGCAGGCCGCGATGCAGCAGGCGGCCATGGCCGAGCAGGCGGCCGGCGCCGCGGCCAAGCTGGGCGGCGTGGACACCAGCAAACCCAACGCCCTGACCGACCTTGCGCAGGCCGCGCAGTAGGGGGGTGCGCGTGACGCGCGCGGGCCGCCGGACACTGCCGGGCATGGACGAAAACGAGCTGAACGAGAAGGCGCAGCAGGCCCGGGATCCGGCGCTGGACGACTTGCGCCGGCTGCTGGCCGACCCGCACGGGCGCCGCGTGGCGTGGCGGCTGTTGGGGTTGGCGGGCGTTTTCCGGATCAGCTACCTGCCGGGTCTGGACGCCGCGACCGTGGCCTTCCGCGAAGGCGAGCGCAACACGGGCCTGAACCTGTTGAACGACCTGCTGGCCGCCAGCCCCGGCGGCTACGCGCAAATGATCCAGGAGAACCAAGACGATGGCCGATGAATCGCTGATGACGGCGCCACCACCCGCGCCCGCCGCCCCCGCACCGCCTGCCGCCGCGCCGGTCGCCGCGCCGGTCGCCGCTCCAGCCCCGCTGGCGGGCGCACCCGCGCCCACCGCTGCTCCGGTGCCGGCTTCCGCTGCTGCCGCTCCGGCGCCCGCCGCCCCGCCCGCTGTTGCCGCGCCGCCTGCCGCCCCCGAGAGCTACACGTTCACCGCGCCCGAGGGCCACGAGCTGGACAGCGCCACGGCCGACGCCTTCGCCGGTGTCGCCAAGGAGCTGGGCCTGACGCAGGACGCCGCGCAAAAGGTGGTGGACAAGATGGCGCCGCATCTGGCGCAGCGCCAGGCCGAACAGATCAAGGCCGTCCACGAGCAGTGGCGCGAGCAGTCCACCGCCGACAAGGAATTCGGCGGCGACAAGCTGGCCGAGAACCTGGGCCTGGCCAAGAAGGCGATGGACACGTTCGCGTCGCCCGAGCTGAAAGCGCTGATGAACCAGACCGGCCTGGGCAACCACCCGGAGGTGATCCGGATGTTCGTCAAGGCCGGCAAGGCGATCAGCGAAGACAGCTTCGTGGCCGGCAAGGCCGCGCCGCCCGCCAGCGGCGACGCCCGCCGCCTCTACACCGCGTCCAACATGAACCCCTGAAGGAGCAACGATGCCCGTCCTCAACACCACCAACCCCACCCTGGCCGATGTGGCCTCGCGCCTGACGCCGGATGGCAAGGTCGATCCGCAGATCGTCGAGATGCTCAAGGAGACCAACGAGGTCCTGGAAGACATGACGATGATCCAGGCCAACGGATTCACCGAGCACAAGACCACCGTGCGCACCGGCCTGCCCGTCGGCACCTGGCGCAAGCTGAACTACGGCGTGCCGCCCGAGAAGTCGCGCACCGCGCAGGTCAAGGACAGCATGGGCATGCTGGAGACCTACGCCGAGGTCGACAAGGCCCTGGCCGATTTGAACGACAACAGCGCCGCCTGGCGCCTGTCGGAAGACCGCGCGTTCGTCGAGGGCCTGAACCAGACCATGGCGCAGACCCTGTTCTACGGCGACTCCAGCCTGGACCCCGAGCGCTTCATGGGCCTGGTGCCACGCTACAGCTCGCTGGCGGCCGAGAACGGCCAGAACATCGTCGATGCCGGCGGCACGGGCAACGACAACGCCAGCATCTGGCTGGTGGTGTGGGGTCCGAACACCTGCCACGGCATCTACCCCAAGGGCAGCTACGCCGGCTTGCAAAGCCGCGACCTGGGCGAGCACACGCTGTTCGACGCCGCTGGCGGCCGCTACCAGGGCTACCGCACCCACTACAAGTGGGACCTGGGCCTGACGCTGCGCGACTGGCGCTACGCGGTGCGCATCGCCAACATCGACGTATCCGACCTGACCAAGAACGCCAGCGCCGGCGCGGACCTGATCGACCTGCTGACGCAGGCCGTGGAGATTCCGCCCAACCTGGGCATGGGCCGCGCGACCTTCTATGCGCCGCGCAAGATTCGCAGCTTCCTGCGCCGCCAGATCACCAACAAGGTGGCCAACTCCACGCTGACCATGGACACCGTGGCCGGCAAGCAGGTGGTGGCCTTCGACGGCGTGCCGGTGCGCCGCACCGACGCGCTGCTGCTGACCGAGGCCCGCGTGGTCTGAACCCAAGGAGAGACGCATGTACATCGACAAATTCTTGCAGGTCAGCGACGCGCAGACCGTGACCGCCAGCGCCGCGTCCACCGACGTGATCGACTTCGGCCAGGGCAACCCGAACACCGGCATGGACGATCTCACGAAGATGGTCATCACGGTGGACGAGGGTGCCACCGCGGCCGGCGCCGCCACCATCACGTTCGCCGTGCAGGACTCGGCCGACAACGCGACCTGGGCCGACGTGGTGGCCACGGGCGCCACGCCCAAGGCCGCGCTGGGCGCCGGCCAGCAGGTCGTGCTGCCCATGCCGACCCGGCTGCGCCGCTACTGCCGCGTGAACTACACCGTGGGCACCGGCCCGCTGACGGCCGGCAAGTTCTCGGCGCAGGTGGTGACCGGCGTCCAGCAGAACACGCCGTACCCCGACAGCCCGCGCATCGCCTGACCGGAGCCGCCGCCATGAAAGTCATCGCATCCAAGCAGGGCTACCACGGCGCGCTGCGCGCCCCCGGCGACGTGTTCGACGTGCCCGAGGGCCAGCGCGCCACCTGGTTCGAGCCCGCCGCCGCGCAGGAAGAGAAGAAACCGCCCAAGCGCGAGAAGCCCGAACCGCCCCTGGCCTGATTGTCTCCATTGGTTGTTGCGACCAATTTTGAAGGGGCATCGCGCCCCTTCTTTTTCGTGAGAAGCGCATGACCCCTACCGTTGACGTGTGCAACCTGGCGCTGTCCCACATCGGGCAGGCCGCGACCATTTCGGCCGTCGACCCGCCCGAGGGCTCCGTCTACGCCCAGCTCTGCGCCAACATGTACCCGCTGGCGATGGGCGCGCTGCTGGAGTTCCACCCCTGGGGCTTCGCCACCCTGACCGAGGCGCTGGCACCGCTGGCCGAGACGCGGCCCGGCTGGGCCAGCGTGTTCGCCGAGCCGGTGGCCTGCCTGCGCATCTGGCACCTGAGCGAGGCGGCGGACGGCCCGCCCGTGGACTACGAGCGCCAGGCCGGCGCGGTGAGCCCCACGGTCATCTGCACCCACGCGGCCACGGCGTTCGCGCGCTACACCCGCTCCGCGCCCATGCCGCAGGTGCTGCCGCCGCTGTTCAGGCTGGCGCTGTCGTACTGGCTGGCCTCGATGATCGCCGGCCCCATCATCAAGGGCGACACCGGCGCCGGCACGGCCAAGGCCCTGTTGCAGGTGGCGCTGGCGCAGGCCGGCAAGGCGGCCGAAGCGGACGCCAACCAGGGCCGGCAGACCGCGCCCGCGCACGTGCCGGCGTGGATCGCGGGGCGCGCCTGATGGCCACGCAACGCCTGTATTCCCGCAGCTTCGCCGGTGGCGAGGTGTCCAAGGAGATGTGGGGCCGCATCGACGACGGCAAGTACCAGACCGGGCTGGCCGAGTGCGTCAACTTCATGGCGCGGCCCCAGGGCGCGGTGGAGAACCGGCCCGGCACCACCTTCGTCGCCTTCGCCAAGTACAACGACCGCAAGGCGCGGCTGATCCCGTTCATTTTCTCGATCGACCAGACGATGGTGATCGAGCTGGGGCACCACTACATTCGCTTCCACACGCTGGGCCAGACGCTGATGGACGGGCCGGTGTCCTACGAGATCGCCGCGCCGTGGTCGGAGGCCATGCTGATGGACGTGCACTACGTCCAGTCGGCCGACGTGGTGACCCTGGTGCACCCCGGCGCGCCGCCGCACGAGCTGCGCCGCCTGGGCGCGCTCGACTGGCAACTGATGCCCATCGACTTCGCGCCGCCGCCCGCGACGGTGAGCGCCACCGCCGACGCCACCGTCGCCACCGGCATGCCGCCGACGCTGAAGTACCGCTACGCCGTCACCTGGGTGCGCGACAGCGACGGCGCCGAATCCCTACCGGCGGAGCTGCCCGAGATCGACAACAACCTGTTCGTCACCGGCAACAAGAACACCATCGAGGTGATGGCCGCCACGCCCGGCGCGCGCGAGTACATCGTCTACAAGCGCCAGGGCGGCGCCTACGGCTTCATCGGGCGCATCGTCGGCATCTCCGACCCGGCGATGGTGGACGACAACATCGCGCCCGACATGAGCCGGGTGCCGCCGCGGTACGACGCCACGCTGGCCAGCGACTGGCCGGCCGCCGTGGGCTACTACGAGCAGCGCAAGGTCTTCGCCGGGGCCGCGCTCAAGCCGCAGAACGTCTGGATGACCCGGCCCGGCACCGAGAACGCCATGACCTACAGCGTCCCCGTGCGGGACGACGACCGCATCGCGTTCCGCGTGGCGGCCCAGCAGGTCAACGCCATCCGCCACATCGTGCCGCTGTCCAGCCTGCTGCTGCTGACCAGCTCGACCGAGTGGCGCGTGACCTCGGTCAACTCCGACGCCATCACGCCCACCTCGGTCAGCGTCAAGCCGCAGAGCTACGTCGGCGCCAACAACGTGCAGCCGGTGATCGTCAATAACTCGGTGGTGTTCGCCGCGGCGCGCGGCGGCCACGTGCACGAGCTGGGCTACAACTGGCAGGCGCAGGGCTACGTCACGGGCGACCTGAGCCTGCGCAACGCCGACGCCTTCGATGTCGCGTCCATCGTGGACATGGCCTATATGAAGGCGCCGTATCCCGTGGTATGGGCCGTCAGCAGCACCGGCAAGCTGATGGGCCTGACCTACGTGCCCGAGCAGCAGATCGGCGCCTGGCACACGCACGAGACGCAGGGCGGCGCCTTCGAGAGCGTGGCCGTGGTGTCCGAGCTGGCCCTGGTGGACACGCCCTACCTCGTGGTCCAGCGCACGCTGGGCGGCGTCACGCGCCGCTGCATCGAGCGCATGAACTGGCGCGTGGTGGGCAACGAGGCCGTCGATCAGGCCAACGCCTACTTCGTGGACTGCGGCAGCTCCCGCAACTACGACCCGCCCGTGTCCGAGGTGACCGGCATCGACCACCTGAACGGCCACGAGGTCAGCATCCTGGCCGACGGCGCCGTGCTGCCCGCGCAGCAGGTGGCCGATGGCAAGGCCACCTTGCCCCGGCCGGCGACCACGGTGCACGTCGGCCTGCCCATCGACGCCCGCATCCGCACGCTGCCCGTGGTGTCGCCCGCCGGCGACCCCGCATTCGGCCAGGGGCGCGTCAAGAACGTCAACAAGCTCTGGCTGCGCGTGCACCGGTCCTCGGGCATCCACGCCGGCCCAAGCCTGGGCGCGCTGCAGGAGTTCAAGCAGCGCACCGTCGAGCCCTACGGCGCGCCGCCCGCGCTCGTCAGCGGCGAGATCGAAATCCCGCTGGAGCCGGACTGGGTGCAGGGCGGCGGCCAGCTCTACGTGCGGCAGACCGACCCGCTGCCACTGACGATCCTGGCGCTGACCGCCGAGGTGGTCTTCGGCGGTTGACCCGGTGCGCGTGACGGGCACGCTGGCCCGGATCA